GAACCCGTTGCAAAATGGTGGCTGATGAACTAGGCTTTGATCCTTTAGAGTTATAGGTGTATACACAATGTATATACAATATCCCGATCGGGAATATTTGTGTAATTAACTACACATTTTCTTACAAATGCACCGATCGGTAAATACTACATATTTCGGTGGTAAACATCTCTAGGGTTGTTAAGCATTGATTTAATAAGTTCGTCTATGCTAAAAAAGTATTGAATAACTTTCATGCCGTCATGCTGCATGATTGTAAAACTCACTTTTTTGCTTTCTTTAATTTCAATTCTTCTCGGTGTAGCTCCATTACTTGCTCAGCCTGAATATACATTTTGTTTTGTATATCATCAATCATGCTATGTATCGCCCAAAGCGCTCCGCTATATGGGTCACTTACGTCTTCTGCAACCAGCTCAATAGCATCTCGTACATTAGATAGTTTGTATGACATTTGTTCTATTTCGTTTGCTGCATCCCATACACTCATTTTTTACCCCTTAGTAGCAATCAAGTAAGCCCCATAATTTGCAAAAGCATATCCAGAATACATGCAAGCCAGTCCAAAATCTCCTTTAAATAACTGCTCTCCAGCGATGTACACATAAATAAGGCCCGTAAGAATAATTAGATTAGAACTCATTTTTTAAAATTTAATATTGGTTTATTTAAAGCCTCTAATGCCCATGTTAAATACTGTTTAATCTCTTCTGTATTTTCTCCGCCTACTGTGGCAACTGTATGACCCAAAGGCTTGCCAACCTGATCGTAAAATACTTCCCTAATTTCTATATATCGCTCATCCTGGCATCCTTCTTCCACTATCTCAACTAGCCGTAGATTCCACGTCATCTTCGTTCACCTTTGTATAAACTGTTTCGGTTATTTGCAAAATGTATTGTATGTCGTTTAAACTTAACTGACCCAGCAACTGAAGAATTTTCATTACCGCAATGTCATTATCTAATGGTTGCGGTTTTACTATAGTTTCAATCATTTATCTGACTCCTTAATGTTTTGCACTCTTCCTCTAAAAACTTAATGGTAGTTTGCAGGTCCGCTATTGTGTCAAACTGTTGACGAAGCATTAAAGCCGCCTTATCAACAATTAACACAGGGAACCCATCTTTGTTGTATTCATCTAGCCCGTTAGCAATTTCATTTGCGTTCATGTTCCGTACCTTGTGCCTGACTTCTTTTTATTCAGAGTAAAGTTCTCGGCTGGGTATCGCATCCTTCTTACCCCAGCAGAGGTGTCCCAAATTACAACGACCGTTTCATCTTCAATAAAAAAACACCCCTCACTACTATGCCCAGATGTGGTGTAGTTGTACGCACGATTTAACTTGTTGTATGTCTTGCCTTCGTATTTACATACCTCATCAGTCAGTACAATCTTGCCACCACCTTCGTTTGGCATTGTGGCTATGGCTTCAGCTCTCACCTCCTGCACAAAACCAACAAAAAGCATGCCAGCAACGGCTCCAATAAGTAAGTCTTTTACTCTTCTTAAGTTGTAGTCTGTCATGATTATTTAATGTATTTAGGTGCGCACGTTACATCAGCCGTTACTTCGGATAGATGCCCATTTACTTTCCGTCTTGCAGTAATAATTACTGGTCGAAGCCCGTTACCCTCGCACTCATTTACGGCATTGATAATCTCGTTTCGAGTCATTGCTGGCACAGCCTTATCCACATGGACATCGGTGTTTGGTAGCTTTGCAAATGGATCTGATTTAAACATAGAACATCCAACCAAGGAGGCTCCCCCTAAAACTAACAATATCTTTTTCATTTAAGTTCCTTTGTGTTAAAAAAATCATAAGAGTATGAGGTCATCGTAAAGTCATTCCAGGCAACAAAAACCCTAGACTTATCTGCTGCCCAACAACCCAGCACAGTGTTCCCTGTGTTCGTATATTGATATGCAACCTTAGTGTTTGGCATGGTTCCACATGGCGCGTCTGTCAAAGCTACTGTTAAGTTAGGAGTTCTGCCCTCGGCTATAACGCCAGTAGCTTGGGCAAAAGGAATCCATAATAAAAACAGATTCTTTTTCATAGTTAACCCTTTTTCTTTTCATAAAGACGTGCGCTTGCCCCAGCCAAGCAAGACCCACATTTAAAACGCACTACTCTTTTACTGGCGGTCTGCACCATCTTGCCAGTCTCAATAGGTTTATAAGCTAGGCAAGACGAGCAATATTTAAGTTTTGGCTCTTCAATTTCAACCAGCCCTGCAAATGGAATTGGTTCAATCATTTAACTTTTACCTTTCTTTTTATGGCAATAAGACCCTCTTCTGTGGGTTTACGGGCTTCAAGCATTGCATCAGCCATTGCATATGACAACTCAGGAATCCTATCAATAATTCCTTTGTGCGTTATTAACCCCATCATTGCAAACATAGCAAAACAATCTCTTAGGTCTTGATCATTCATTGCATTTCTTTCAGTTGTTCACGCTTGTCGTGGTCGTACAAAGTTCCACAGTTGGTTAAAAACGTTTCCTTGGACATGCCTAGTTGATTGGCAGATACCGTAGCAACATATAAGGCAGCAGCAAATGCATCTGGGTAATCAATCTCTTCTTCAATCAAAATACCCTCAAACTTCCTGACAATATCTAGTACGTTGGCTTGATTCATTTTGGCTCGATCCTTAACAATTTAATTTGAGTAATCAAGATGTTGTTTAATTGCTTGCCTTTAACAACAATCATTTCAACTTCCTTGTTACCTTCAATGATGGCGCAAGCATCTTTTAGACCCTTGTTGTAACCACTAGAAAACTCATCTGTTTTATCCAAAGCCATAATCAAAGCGTCTCGAATGAAGGCAGAGGCTTTACGCTCCTTAGCCAGCTTCTTGACCTTTTTAATATGCTCCTCAGGCAGATACAGGCAGTACGGTATTAGTTTTTCCATTTTTTATACTCTGCGTTTAATTGTTCAAAAAGGTACTGCGCTTTTTCATTGGTTTTTAGTTCAGCTCTGGATGCAACATTTAGGTAACTACATAACCAATCCACAGCAATATCTTCTTTACGCTCAAAGATATATCCTTGATCGTGTAAAAAGTCCCAAAACGTCTGTTCACGGCACAACATTCCAGCCTGCTTAACCAGTCTCGCCCCAGCATACTCTTCCGAGCGAACCATAGGAGCTTCGGTATCAGCCAGTCTAACCATGACCACCATGTACCTAGCACCCACAAAGTCCCTTAAGATCTCCTCAGGAATCTCATCGGGATGGATTGCAAGGTTCAGTACATGGCCGTCCTTAGTCTGCTTCAAGGCTATTTTCTTAGCTTCAAATTGACTGGTTTCCATCAAAACTCCCATTCATCCTTTGTTGATGCAGGAGCAGGCTCTTCCTTCTTAACATAAGTGTCAACCGCTAAAGAGATGAAACGATTGCCGTTCTTTGACTCTCGTTTCCATCCACCAATTTTGATTTCAATGCCGTCTTGATCGTGCTGATCCATTAGAAACTTTAGATAATTACGATCAACCTTGATAGTGCCAAAGTAGTCAGGAGACTTCTCTGTCTTTTTTACAGTTGATATAAACAAACCACCAGTGTTTAAATATTCCATCTTTATGCCTTAGTTAATGACTTCTTGGTTGCGGAGAACTTCTCCATAATTTTTGCATAGGCGGTCTCGTCTAACGACTTTGCCTTATCAAATACAGATCGGTTGGTTTTAAAAATGGTGGCAACATCATCCACGCTTTCGGCAACACCTAACAGTACGTCACAACCAGCGCTTAAAGCATCCATCCATACGCCAACATCTTCGTTGTCAGCCACAGACAAGCTCCACGGGCCAGTAGTAGGCTTAGGCGGGGTGTAAGTTGCTTTCGCTTCGCCCGGTTTTACATCAACGACAACAGAACCAACGGTTGCTTGGTTTGGTGCTTTTATAAACTTGACTGGTGCTTTCTGCTCGACTGCATCGACCACGTCATTTTCGGTGATCTCCATACACATCAGCCAGAGGTAGCGCCGCAAATACGTGTGTGTTGAACCCAAATTTTGGATTGGCTGAGTCTTTTCTACGCTGGCATATACCAGGGGAGAGGTAAAGGTTACAAAGCCATCGCCATCGGTATCGTGTACGGTTAGGTATGCGGTATCAGGGGTAAAAGACACAATTCCACACAAGCCAACCTTATCAAAGATTGATGTCACCTGAGGGATAAAGTCACCCAATTCAAAGTAATTGAAGTTGGCAAACTTATTTTTGCCAGATTTGTTTAGCTGGGTCTCATGCAACATTACCCTAGCCTTTTGTAGCTTTTTATATACGCTCATTTCTTACCTTTTAGTTTTAATTTGTTAGCCTTCAATGTATCTTTTACATCTTTTAAAGATAGCGCTCCAAAATTATGAATACGCATTAAATCGCTTTCGGTACATTCGAGCAATTGAGATATGGTAGTAATTTCCCAATTGTGCAGTGCGTTAATCACACGGTTTGAAAAGGTTAAGTTAGTAAGCAAATCTTTCTGTAATTCACTTTGCTCCTTGTCCGCTTCTGCTTTTAACTTAGAGTTAATTTTTTCAAACTCAGCACGAATGACTGGGTTGGTCTTCTTTAAATCCTCAAACTCACGGATACGCTCGTAAGCCCTACGGAGGTTAGCCATAGTGTGCTCATAAGCATGTTGCCAGTTGCTTACTCCAATTGGTAAATCATCTGATTTAACCTCGTCAAAGCCGTTTACAAAGTTGTTGCAAAAGCCGAACATTTCGTCAGCAGAATTAAACTCTAAATTAATTTTCATACGTTTCCTTTTAATAAAATGACTAATAAAATAAATGCACCGACCAGCTCACAAATGCGTCTTGCTATGTACCTACGGCGCAGTAAAGCAACATCACAGATTAAGTACTGTTGTAACAACAACATGTCTTCATCCTCTTCTACGTACTTCTTTCTTAGTGGATTGAGATCATAAGACGACCCAATCTTTACCTTCCCAGTGTTGTAATACATTTACTTCTCCTCCAAATAAGTCTTGTACTGCTCACACCATTGAGAAACCTGACAATACCTAGCGCACCGAGTACGCTCACCATCCCTAACTTCAAGGATGTAGCCCTTACCAGCTTCTTCTAAGGCTGTTTCAGCATCAGACAGGCTGGCATGAACTGATTTGGCACGGACACCGCCATCCTTCTTTACAGCGTAGACTGTTGGTTTTTCCCAACACTCAGCAGGGGTACACTCAGGCAATGCTTCGTTGGTGTCGGTGGCAAACAGGGCTTCGCTATGGAGGTGGATGCGTTCCTTGATAAAGGCTTCACGCTGTTCCATAGTCCAAATGGGGATATCGATAGTAACTACCTGCTTGGCTGGGTAGTTCTGCCGAGTGGTGGCTTCCATTTCCTTCCAGTCCTTTAGGATCGCCACAATCTTAATCTTGGATATGGGTGCTTTCTTGACCGTCTCAACAAGCCATGCGTAGATATTGAGTTGTTGCTCCCACTCAGGCTTCTCGTTCATAACAGACCATACGCTGACCGTCTTGTAGTCATTGATCTCAATGCCTTCATCGGTAACGACTTGAAGGTCAATCGCCCCTGAGATGTGCCAGCCATCTAGATCAGCATGGAGTCGTTGCTCAACGATGTTATTCTCGTCCTTGCCCTGCTCCAAGACGGAATGAACGGCACTACCAAAGATAGACCAGATCATATCGATTACATCTACTTCGATCTGATCGGCATATTTGGCTTTGAGTTGAACGATTTGGGGGCTGCTTAGTAACTCAGTAACGGACATGTGCGCCTTACCTTTAGTGTATGTAGGTCTTTCGACTACATTAACAAAAGGCTGTGGCAATCCGTACTTGTTTGTAATTTTCATAGGTTCCTTAGTAAGTAAGTTAAACTATTTTGACTTCTGTTTTAATAACTATACAATAGATTGTACACATTGTGTTTCAAGTATTGCAAATATTTTTTAATAAGGAAATCATGATTACATTCCCTTGGCCGCCATCTCCGTTGCGCCCTAACGTCAAGACCCACTGGGCTACAAAGGCAAAAGCCACCAAGGAATACAAGGAGGCTTGCTTCTATCTGACCAAGGAACAGAACTTGCCAACCAAGGAATATACAGAGTTACATTTAATATTTACCCCACCCAGCAAGCGTCATTACGACCTTGATAATCTGCTTGCCAGCATGAAGGCTGGGCTGGACGGTATGGCACTGGCTTTGAATATAGATGACAAATGCTTTACCAAGATCACGGTAGAGAAGACTGGAAATGTAGGAGGAATGGTCAAGGTTATATTAGGGTAAACCCTAGTTATCTTTAAACGTTTAAAGATAGCCTGTAAATTTATACAGTACAATAGCCTTGTTTCTTAGTGGTCCTCTTAGGGGCGGTATGTCTTATCCTTTACGTGACCGCCCCATTTTTTTGTGTTATAGTTTTACAAACGGAGTGAAGTCCGAGTAGCAAATAGATTTCGAGTAGACCCCTTCGGGTTGTTCTGAGTGTTTAGTAAATGTTCGAGATCCATTTATTAAGCAACTTCACCTTAGAACAACCCCAAGGGGTTTTTTGTTTTACGGTTTATCCTGGACGGCAGAGAAACACCAGCGGGATAAATACAAGCGCTACTGGGGAAGTAGATGTAACAGCGCAATGTCGGTGGCGAAGCTAGTGCCGACTCTACGAACGACTGGCGAGTGTTGTGGCTCCAATAAGGGTAACGACTAAAGGCACACTTCTAGGGCGGAGTGTGTCCACCAAATGGGTATTACATGTGTAACACGGGTTTATAAGAAGTAATAATTAGAAGTGATAATAAGAAACAGTTTTTTTGAGAGGAAAACGATGAAACTTAAAATAGAAAAGATTGAACTGGATAAGGAACTTCAATCCAGAGCAGGGATGAATGAAGAAGTAGTGCAAGAGTACATGCATATTCTTCTTGGTGGTACACAGATGCCACCAGTAACCGTCTTCCATGATGGTAAAAAGTATCACCTAGCAGACGGCTGGCATCGCTTCTCAGGTCATAAGGCAGCGGGCTTTACCGAGATCGAAGCCAACATTATCGAAGGCACACGCAGAGATGCAATACTGTATTCCGTTGGTGCAAACGATGATCACGGATTACGCAGATCCAACGAAGATAAACGCAGGTCAGTAACGATCCTCTTGGATGATTTTGAATGGTCGGAGTGGAGTGATTCTGAAATTGCTCGTGCGTGTAAGGTATCATCCGTGTTCGTAAATAAAATTCGCAAGTTAGTTAAGGGTGATGAAGTGCCAGCAATCCGTAAAGTAAAGCGTGGCGACACCGAGTACGAGATGGATACGAATAAGATCGGTGATAAAGAATCAACGGTAGATTACGATTTTAACGAAGACAAACTTGAAGAGCTGGCTACTGAGTTCAAGGCTATTGCAGAACGAAACGAAGAATTAGAAGCAAGACTTGCAGTTGGTTTGATGGATGGAACTGAAGAAGAAAAGAAACAGGCTCAACAGATTATCGAAGAGCAAGCCGAAAGAATTAAATCATTAGAAGCGCAAGTGAAAGGGTTGACTGCATCAAGAGATGCATATCAATCCAAGAACGCAGAACTGCTCAAGCAAGTTAATTATTGGAAGAAGCAGGCGCAGAAGTAAACTTTACGGGGAGACTGACACTATTCAGCTCGATGCCTATCTAGTCAGGTAAGACTAAAAAGACTGTTTCCCCACCCCGACATCAAGCGGTTTCTTGATAGCAAAGGAGAAAAATTGTTAGAGTTACGCCCACATCAGCAAGAAGTGGTTGATCAGTTAAAAGAAGGTTTCAAAAGCGGACACACCCGTCAACTTCTTTACGCATCCACAGGCTTCGGCAAGACCGAAGTAGCAATGGAGATTATGAAACGAGTATCCGAAGGGTACAAAAAAGCGGCCATGATTGTTGACCGCATCGTTCTTTGTGATCAAACCAGCGCACGATTATCTAAGTACGGAATTGAACATGGAGTAATGCAGGCAGGTCATTGGAGAGAGCGACCGCATGAACGCATCCAAGTTTGTTCAGCCCAAACACTAGAACGCAGAAAGTCATTCCCTGATATAGACCTTGTCATTATTGACGAGTGCCATATCATGCGCAGAAAGACCGTAGAGTTCTTGAAAGAAAATCCCCAAATCAGAGTCATTGGATTGACTGCCACACCTTTCACCAAAGGACTGGGCGATGTATATAGCCATGTAGTCGGGGCTACACCCACAGGCGATCTAGTTGAGAAGGGCTGGTTAGTTCCGCTCAAAGTCTTTATTGCTAAAGAAATTGACATGACTGGAGTTGAGAAGAATTCATTTGGCGAATGGAAAGAAGCGGATGTGTCTCAGCGTGGTATGGCAATTACAGGCGATGTAGTTAACGAATGGATTAAGAAGACGCATGAAGTATTTGGCGGCCCACGCAAGACTATTGTCTTTTGCTCAGGGGTAGATCACGGCAGGGATTTAGTCAAAGGGTTTGCTGATGCTGGCTATCGCTTTGAGTCCATATCGTATCGGGAAGATGATGACTTCAAGCGTATGACGATTGAAGAATTTTCCAAGCCAGATACAACCATTCACGGACTTATTGCTACGGACATTTTGACAAGAGGATTCGATGTAACCGATGTCATGATCGGTGTATCTGCTAGACCGTTCTCTAAGTCATTCTCTTCTCATGTGCAACAGATGGGCAGGGTAATGCGCCCTCATGACGGCAAAGAGTTTGGCTTATGGCTTGACCACTCAGGCAACTTCTTGCGGTTCAGAAATGATTGGGATAAGTTGTATACCGTTGGTGTACAGACATTAGATACGATCAGCGAGAAGACACAAAAAGAACCTACTTTAAAAGAGAAACAGGAAGCAACTTGCCCACGGTGTAAGTCTTTATGGACTCCAGTAGGTAATGCGTGTTCTGAATGTGGCTACGAGAAACCATTAAAACAAATTCTTACAATTCCAGGCGAATTGCAGGAATTGGCAGAGAGCAATCGTAAGTTACAGATTGACAACCGCCAGTTCTATGCCGAACTAATGTACTACGGCAAGATGAAAGGGTACAAAGACGGTTGGGCAGCCATGAAGTATCGAGAGAAGTTTGATGTATATCCAAACGGTATTCGTGTAGAACCTATTCCAACATCTGCCAAGACTATGGGCTGGATCAAGAGCAGGCTTATTGCTTACTCCAAGAGTAAAGCAAAGGCTTCAGCATGAAGAGAGATCCGTGGGCAAGGCATAAGGTCAATACTCCAGAGCAACGGATGGATTACTTAGCGATGTGGTACAGAGGGTATGCCAAACGAATGGGCATTGAGAAGGCAAAAATAAAACTAGATCAAGATCCTGAAAGGGACGCAATCAGGGAAGCCATGAGGAAGAACAGATGAATTACTTATCAGTATGTAGTGGAGTTGAAGCAGCCACGGTAGCGTGGCATCCGTTAGGTTGGAATGCGGTTGGCTATGCAGAGATCGAGCCGTTTCCATCGGCAGTATTGGCACATCATTACCCAACAGTCACTAATTTTGGTGACATGACTAAATATAAGGAGTGGGACATTGGAACAAAAGGATTGGATTTACTCGTTGGCGGAACACCCTGCCAAGCCTTCTCAGTTGCAGGACTTAGACAAGGACTCGCAGACCCAAGGGGAAACCTCACCCTTGTCTATACTGGAATTCTTGATCACTACAAACCCAAATGGTTTGTTTGGGAAAACGTCCCCGGTGTGCTCAGTTCAAACGGAGGACGGGATTTTGGTTCCTTCCTCGGGGCGGTGGCTGAACTCGGGTATGGGTTCGCATACAGAGTGCTTGACGCTCAATATTTCCGAGGCACCCCTCAGCGGAGGCGGCGGGTCTTTGTTGTCGGACATCTTGGAAACTGGGAACTTGCCGCCAAAACACTTTTTGAGCAAGATTGCTTGTCAAGGCATCTTGAGACGAGCAGAAATAAGGGGAAAGTTACTTCCACCATTGTTACAGGAAGCGCTGGAGGAAACGATCAAGAGAGAGTGACTTTCAATAGACAAAGCCATTCCCAGTATGGTACAGATCCCTTGGCCAGTACCGTCAAGGCTCGAGATTACAAACAGTTTACGGACTTAGTTGTGTATGAAACACATCCAGCAGACTCAAGGGTAAAAGAAATGGGCGATGTATGCCAAACCGTTACTTCTAGGTGGGGTACGGGTGGGGGTAATGTGCCTATCGCTATTCAAGATGTATCGGGCAGGGATAAGGCACAGAATGGGCGCGGATGGAGTGATGAGAATGTCATGTATACGCTTGACAGAGTATCCACCCAAGGAGTTGCTTACTCAATTAGGGAAGATGCCAAGGCTAATAACTTTAGTGCGACTGAGTTAGAAGTAACTCCAGCCCTGCAAGCACTCCGACCTTCTGTTCAGAGTCACCATGCCCAAACCTTTATCGCCAGCAACATGGCAGTCAGAAGACTTACACCAGTGGAGTGTGAACGGCTGCAAGGATTCCCTGATAACTACACCAATATCCCTTGGCGTGGCAAGAGTGAATCTCCCGATAGCCTACGGTACAAAGCAATGGGAAACTCAATGGCAGTTCCGTGCATGAACTGGATTGGTCAGCGTATTCAACAAGTAGAGGATGGATTAGTATGAGTTTTCAACAGTTTGCTGAACAGCATGGACTTATCATTGATCACTTGGTACATGACAAGTGGACAAGGGTTTCAACCACCGACAAACCCAATAAAAAGAACGGTTCTTATATCTTTGACGGCAACTCTGGGGCGGTGCAAAACTGGGCAATTCATGAGAAACCAGTTACTTTTAGGGGCAAGCATGACCCTTCACGAGTAGCACGGAAGCCAAAAGTTGTAATCGATCACCAAGCCAACCAAACCAAGGCGACCAGTAAGGCTGCATTCATTCTTGGAAATGCACTGAAGAAGCCCCACCCTTACCTTGTAAAGAAAGGGTTTCCAGGGGAAAAGGGTTGGGTATGGAATGATCTTTTGGTGATCCCAATGCGGATTAATGGCGATCTTGTTGGATGTCAATTAATTAATCAAGAGGGTAATAAGAAGTTCTTGAGTGGGCAAAAGACCAAAGGGGCTTCGGCAGTCTTTGACAATAAGGGGGTTGTTCTTCTTTGTGAAGGGTATGCGACCGCATTATCCGTAAGACGGGCCTTGAAAACCATTAGAGTGCGGTACACTATCGTGGTGTGTTTCTCTGCTGGAAACATAGTCGAGATGGCAAAGACCTACCCTGACTCTCTATTGGTTGCCGACCATGATTTAATTGGTATCAAGGTGGCAAAACAAATCGCTCACCCTTACTGGCTTTCTCCAGAAAAGGGCGAGGATTTTAATGATTACGAGATTAGAGTTGGTGCTGAGAAGGCAGGGATTGAACTTGGCAATCTTATACAAAGCACCAAGCAACAATAAATACCCCAAACAAAGCGGTACAGATAATGTCTTCGGGTTTTAATTCATCGTTCATAGATCATCTCCCATGTAATTGTTGATTAGCATTTCCATCACCAGTTTCTTAATGCTTTGCCTACAATACTCAATATTTTTATCCAGCACAATGCCCACCGCTTCTGATTCAAGCGGTTTTCGGGCTTCCATCGATGCTAGGGCTGCCTTTAGTTCTGCAAGCCTTACCCTTTCCTGCTTAAAATCACCATGAACTTGCATAATAAAAGTCCCAATCCTCTGACACATCGTTTAAAAGCCGTTGAATCGTGCCAATGGTGGTCTTTACATCATCCCAGTACCAATCGTCAATCGTATTTGATCCAAAGAAGAAGCCCTCTGCTGGCGGTAAAATGTCGTCTGCCTTGCTCGGATCATCTAAAACCGTTTCGCAGACTTTTAATAATGAACGAAGGTTATCCCTTGTAACCAAGTATTCTCGGCAATCATCCGCCCCAGACTGAACATTTTGGACAAACCAATAATGGATAGCGTTAGCCTTTCGCCAGTACATGGCTTCACAACAAACCTCTTTGACACGCATACCACCATTGTCTAAGCCTATGTCGCTGATCTTCTGAGCAATCTCTTGCTCACCGTCCCTGACCCTCCATAGGTAGCGTTTCGCATTTAAATACATATCTAAGCCCATTACATTCTCCTGTAAGTTTTTAAAACACAATAGTTATACAGATCAAGAAAATCCTTCTCGAAATACCATTTTTGTGAATCGTTGTGCAACTCGGTTATAGCCCGACTCTTTAGCCGATCTAAATGGCTTTGATCGATCCCTTGATTCTTCTTAATCCACTCCACAAACTGGTGGAAGTAATCCAGTAATTCGCCTTCCAATTCGATTTCCATAGCGTTCCCTTTAAGTGTTTGCTAAGTCAATATTTTTAAAAATGTCAACCAAAACCAAAGCATCTTCTTTGTCTATTTTGATGTCTGTTCTTGAGTTGAACTCTTTGATGATGTTGCACATGGTTGCATGGCTAACCACCGAACCACCATCGCTATGCAAGTCTTCGGGGACAATGCCAACATTCAACTGAAAGCAAACAACGCAATTCCCCCATGCTTCTTCTTCATCCTGACCATCGTAGAAGCACATAGTGAACTCTGTTCCATCTTCCCCAAGGTTATGCCCTAGGTTGTCGTTGGTCATGACTAGATAGCCGTTATCGAGTTTCTTAGTCCATGCCGTACATCCGCCCCCAGTATGATCCACATAGAAGCCGTACCCTTTAGGATCAACAGTAAACCGCCCACAAGGGCTGACGGTTGGATTTTGAATGGCTACATCATCAAAAAAGAATGACATTGTTTCTAAATCAAAAGTGTTATTTTTCATTTTCTTCCTCGGGGATCAGATCCCATGATTCCTGTACCAAGCCTTCGGCTTGACTGTTTTCTATGTAACCCTCGTATGACATCCCTTCCTCGGAATATTCATTTCGAAAGTAGGCATCGGGGTATTGAGATACAAACCACCCAAAGAAATTCTCGGGCGGACTCCATGCGGTTTCAAACATGACATAGACTTCATTCGGATTGTGATCATCAAAGTCTACAAAACGAGCATCCCATTTCGTACCCCAGTTGGCGATGTTCCACATATACCAGTCGGGGAAGCCGTACTTTTTAATATTGGCTTTCTGCTTCGGGCTAGGATCTTTACCAAGGATAGACTCGGTATCGATCAGTTCTTGAGGGCATGGCAACAAGTCTTGAAAGG